GTAGTTTCTTCAACTATAGGTTCTTCTTCTTCTTCTTCTTCAAACCAAGAACCATTTTCTGCTTTTTTTAATTTATATGTTTCAATATATTCATTAAAAGAAATACCTAATTCCTCTGCAGCTTTTATTATTTCTTCTTCTGTATAATTTTCCATTAAGCTTTATTTTTTTGATGAGGTAAAAGCTTTACATCTGTTCCTATAGTTTCAGGAGCTGATGATGCTACTATTTCTTCTGTATTTGAAGTAGAATATATATTTTTATCTTCTTGATATCCAGGTAAATAATTTGCTTTACCCCAGTCAATAAAAGAAGCTTCAACAAGTCCAGAGCTTTCAGGCGTTAACCTATAATTACCAACGTAATCTAAGTCTTTTTTAGGATATTTCTTTTCGTTGTTTAATCTAGATGCATATTGTAAATAAGTTATATTTAAATCATTATATTCTTCTAAACCTAAAGCACTACCTCCACCTGATAATCCAATAGCTTTACCAGCTAATTTTCTTTGAAACTCCATAGATTTTTTTTGATCTAAATACTGTACTGTTTTTCTTATAGTTTTATTACCATCTTTGCTTTTTTCATCTATAACTTCAGTTTTTGTTTCATCAATAAAACTTGGATTAAAACCATTAGATGCAGGACTTAATAATTCCATTTCAGAAACAATAGGTTGTATTTCTTTACTCCAATTGTTTAATGTTGGTGCATCTTGATTTATTGTATTCATAACATTAAAAGGTTCAATATAACCATCAACAAATGCCATTAACACAGGTTGATCATACCTGTCAAATTCTTGAAAATATGTAGGTTCTGGATATAATTCTCCACTACTTCCAACATAACCTCCTAACAACATATCTTTAAGTGATTGATTTTTATAAACTTCTTGAGACCAGTCTGTTGTAGGAGCTCCGGTATAAGTACCACCTATAACATTTTTTTTACCAGTTTTTTCAGGTAAATAAGTTTGTTTCCATTCTTCTAATGCTTTTATTGATCCTACAGAAGCTGTTATTTTTTTATCAGCTTGACTCATTTGATAAGATGCATTTTTTCTTTCTTCAGGAGTTTTAGCTTTATTTAATTGAGTACTCCAATAAAATTTATCATTAATATCTTTATCAGTCATTTGAAACCAACTATCAGATTTACCACCAAAATTTCCTTGTCTTGATATTATTTCGTCTTTTTTATTTAACTCAGCTGATTCTTGATTTATTTGAATAAGATTAGCTTGTTTTATTTCAGGCGCTTCTTTATCTAAGGAACTTCTATAATGTGAAGCAATTTTTTGAGCTAAATCTTCACTTGGCGTAAAAATATCTGGTTTATTTTGTTCTTTATTATCTTTTTTATTCATATCCATGATTAATTATCCTTTCATTAATGCACCTAATCCTTGACCAGCTAAACCAGAAGCAGCAGAAAATACCCCAGCCATAGCATTACCTTCAGCAGCACCAGCTGCAGCAGCTTCTTGGTTTGCGGATGCTTCTTGACCTGTTTTTCTAGCTATTTTTCTATTAATTCTGTCTTGTTGTTCTTCATACACATAAGCTTTACCTTGAGCTGTTGCATTTTGTATTCTTTGACCTTCACTAAATTGAGCATCTTGAACTTTAGAAGACTCGTCCATTCTTATATTTTGTAATCTTTCTTCACCTTTAATACGAGATTGTTCTCTCATTGTTTGATTTGCTACTTCTTGAGTTTCAATCGTATTAGAGACACCTTGTTTGCTTTTAAGCGCAGCTTGAGCTAATGCGGTTGCACCTCCAGCTGAAGCTCCAGTAGAAGCTAAAGTATCTAAAGTATTTGCTAAAGCTATATCAGCTTCTTCTGCTTGCATTTCAGCAGCTCCAGTTGCTACAGATAAATTCATTAAATTATTAGACGCCATACTACTATTATCTTTAATAGCGCCTGATAGATCAGTCATATCCGCGTAAGGATTAACAACAGCTCCTCTACTATTTTCTAAACTTGTAATCTCTCTATCTAATCGAGCTGCTTTTCTTTCAGCGTCTCTTCTTGCTTTTTTAGATTTACTAGCTCCAAAAAGTGAACCACCTAATTTTACAAGAGCACCTCCTGCCATTACCCAAGTCATATTAGTATTGTTTTTTTAATTAAAATCATATTTATTTATTTATTATTTTGATTTAAAACAACTTTAGGATCATTGAAGTCTTTAGCTATAACTTCTTCTTGAACTTCTTTAATTGTTTTTTTATCTGTAGGATGTACGGTTATAAGAATAGTATCTTCGTGTGTTATTATAATTCTTTTAGTGCCTGGTTTTGTTATACCTTGATAAGGTGCTTTTATTCTTTCAGTACCATCAGGCGATATTATTGTAACATCACCAATCATAAAAAAAAATGGATGTTCTTGTTTATGTATTTGAGTTGTTAATGTTTGTCCTTTAGGCATTAAGATTTCTCTTATATAACAATCTTTTATAAAAGTATGTTTTACTGGGTTTTTTTTATCACAAGCTTCTTGACCACTAAAAGAATCTTTAGTTTTAATTAATGCTTTTTCAAATTCTTCTATTGCTTGTCTAAATCTTTTAGTTTTATTTAAATCTTCTATTTCCATTTAATGTAATTTAATATGCAGATTCTACGTAATCCGAAGATGCAGCAAATAATTCTTTCATACCACCAAGGTCCGTTGTTAAATCTGTAGATATTTTAACTGTAGCAAAATAACCTTTTATACCAGTCATTGAAGTTCCAAAAACTATTTCTCCAGGTGCAGCAATGCTATTATTAACTAAATTAGACATGTATTTATTTTCTTTTCTAGTAAAACCTGCTCTAAATATTGGAGGATTTAGTGCGGCTGGAAAAACATTACCATATAAAACCGGATCATCATATGCACCTTCATTATAACTATATACAGCTGGTATTTGAACTCCAGAGCTGTTAGTTGCTGTTGTTATGTCTTGAGTATTTACGATAGTATAATCGTTGAATTCAGGTATGGTTTTTATATATCCTATACCGGTAAAATCTGAAGCAAAAGAATCAACTTGCCAGCCATTACTACCTTCGTAATTTACAGTTTTAAATACTTTTGATAAACTAACTTTTGGATTAAATATAAATTCTACGCTAGACTTATACTGTGTTCCATAAAATTTTGATCTAGGTTGACTAGCTACATAGTGTTGGTATAAACTAGAACTATTATTTTCATCAACAGCGTTAGGACCGGCAGTATAAAATTTAGATTTTAAACTTATAGGTTTAGCTGGTTTATAGCTATACAAACTAGTCCAACCTTGTACTGATTCATCAAAAGATAAAGTATTGTATGTTGCTGTACCTGGAGTTTCACTATAATATTGTATTGATAATAAATATTGTTTACTATATATATCCCAACCACCAATTAATCTTCCTTCACCCATAGCTCCAAATTGATCTCTAAAAAAATCAATCATACCATAATTAGATATTTCAACTATACCATTTGTTTGCAGTCTTAATACTGCGTTTCTATCTTTATCAGTAAAATATTTATTTTGACCATAAACAGCAAAACTTTCAGGGTTTTTACTTATACCAAATTCTCCTGGAAAAGCTGTTAAAGGACCAATTACTACAGCGCCTGTTGCTGTTAATTGACCACCTTCAGCTGTGTATATAGCATCTTTATCTATTAATGCTCTTGTTACTTTTTTTTCTTGAAATATTATTAAATTAGTATCTTCAGCATAAAGTTTTTGTATTGATCCATTTATAGGATCTACACTTTTAGTAATATCATCTCCTACAGAAAACACATTAGTATTGTTAATACCTGTTCTAGAATTAAATATTCCAGAATATATAAGAGCATTACCTCTTATTGATGAATTAGGGTTTTCTTCAACTAAATAAGCTTTAACGCCATAATTTGTACTCGTGTTATTGTAACCGCCTCTAATTCTAGCTTCTTCAACAGCCCAATTTTGAATATTAGGATTATTAGGATTTATTTGTGGATATGTTGTATCACCATTAGATCCATTCCAAGCATTATCACTTGACCCATTTACTGTTTTACGTAAAATAAAACTATTAAAATATTTAACTTCTACGGTTGCTCCCATAATTTATTATTACTTATTTATTTAATTAATTACTATGTTAGAACCCATAAATAATTATCTGATATAGCACCTAGGCTAGGTATTCTATTACAATTTCTTAATTTTACAATAGCTTGAGTACCGTCTTGGCTCCAATTAATAGTACCATTAGTTACATCTATAGAATTAACTTGTTGATATGCTTGATTAGGTATAGTTGTTAAACCATAGTAAATATATACAGTTGTTGATGCAAGACCACTTATAGCCAAGGTTGATCCTTCAGGTATAACATCAGAATTTACAAAAGCTCTAGCTAATAATTCCGCATAACCAGGAGCAGTAGCACTTGTGTTAGAGGTGTTTGAAAAACTCCAAGATATATCAAGCCCAGTGTTGTTTTCTACAGAAGTAAGTGTATAACTTCCACCAAATAAAGTTGAGTTATTAGGAGCTGAAGGCGTAGGTACCGCTGTAGCTAATTCAGCAGAACAAGGTTTAGCTGTTTTTATTTTCTTTTTACCAAATTGATCAAATTCAGCAGTCCATTTTCTTTGAAAATCAAATGATTCAGATATTGGAACACCAGCAGCCCTAGTGTTTGAAGATTCATTACCGTATCTTACATTAATGTTTGATAAACCACCTGGATTTTCAACAACTGGATTTGCTACACCACTGTATGCATAATATCTATCTTCATTAGCGACAGGTGTCCAAGGTGTTGTACAAGACGTATCTGTATAAAACTGAGTTACATATCTAAATCCCCATTCTCTAGCATAAACAGTTGTATTAGGTATTTGTTGTTCAGCATCATTTCTACTTGTGTAAGCTCCACTTGTTACATAATAAGCAAAAGAAGTTACAGAAGAATCACCTAATTGTTCAATAATATTAGGACCTGAGTATTTATTAAAAAGTTGTGTTGGATTATAAAAATCTCCAAAACTTAAAAAAGCTGTTATATTTGTTTGAGCACCACCAACACCCTCATTACTATAAATTCCAGACGGAGGGCAAGTATCACCAAAAGCATTAGGCAAAGGAGAAACTGCTTCATTAGGACTAACAGGTGTATTAGATCCTTGAGGAAATCTTACCACTAATCTATATTCTCCAAATTTATCTAGAGGATAATCACTAGCTGGAGTTCCAACATTACCGTCAACATCTCTATACGCTTGGTTTTTACCTACAACAAACATTTTACTACCTGTTGTTTGTATAGTCTGTAAATCACTATCAGATCTTCCAGCAACCTTAGCTTCAAAAGCATCTTCAAGAGAAAAAAATCCTTGACCACTTTGAGGTGATGGTATTGATGCCTGATTTTCTTTGTCTAAAACACCTTGATTTAGAGTAAAACTATTTGAATTTGGACTAACATCATAATTATTTGTTTGAGTACCACCAAATCTACAACTAGAACCTTCAACATCTTTAGCTGTTGCCCAAGTAGAAGTAGGAGTACCATTAGCGTCTGTTGTTCTATATTGTAAAAAACTAGGCCATATAGCTGAAGGATTATCATTAATACCAGGATGTAAGCCATATTGTTCAAAATTATAACTAACAATTATATAAGCACTACCTTCTGTTAAAGGTTGTTGTTGTGGACCTCCTAATGAAAATGAAGAAGCTTGATCAAAAACTTCTCCTTCTAAACCACTATTATCAGCATTAATTGGTGTTGTTCCATTTCTATTTGTATTATAAAGTTTCCAATTGCTACAAGAACCACTCATTGCTAGTGAAGTTTGACTAACATTTCTAGGATCATTAATAGTATCTATATTAGGATTATACAAAGGACCACCAGATGTACCAAATGGAGTTCTGTTTGCATTTGGAACAGCAGGACCAAGTACTGGATTAGCGTCACCAATAGTATTGTTTACTTTAGCCCAATAAAAACCAGAAGATTCAAAACCACCATTTATACACATGTTTTTTATTTGATAAAAGTATGGGTTTAAATTCACGGTAGGATAACCAGTACTTCCATTAATAGATGTGATACAACTTGTTGTTGCGCTACCACCAAGTGTAGTAGAACTAGTACCAGCATCTGTAAGTGTTACGTCTATTGTATATGTGCCTCTAAGAACCCCTGTTTCTTCAGATAAAATACCATCACCATTTGGCTGGGTTGTTATTATAAGAGGTACAGCTCCAGGTTCTCCAACAGCAGGACTTTGAGAAGCTATAGCCCAAGTTAAATTATCTTTATTATTAGTTGTATCCGCAGAACCATTGGTTCCAGTAAAAGTGTATATATTACCTGTTTGACCTATAGGTATAGGTATACTAACTGGACAATCTATTATTGGCTTTAAATTTTTTAATTTTTCTGTTAATATTATTGTTGTAGGAAATCTATCTTCTTCTGCTACAGATAAATCTATCACTTCAAAACTAAAACTAAAAGAATCACGCACAGGAGAGTCTTGCATGTAATTAAAAAATGTATTAGCTGATATTGCTATATAATATCTATCAGGTGTTTGTAGTCCACCAGCACCTGCTAGTTTTACTAATGTAAATCTATCTGTTGCATCTTCAAGCAACCCATTAGTAACTTTAAAATTATTTATTTCACTTTCAACCACAGGTGATTTAGTACCCGCAGTTACAGTATATGGAAAAAACGATATAATAGATGCTGGCTGATTAGTATAACCTGTTACAGAATCATAAATAGCATTAGGAGATTGATCAGGCTGTATATCTTCATAAAGATTAAAAGTCCAGCTTTTAGGAGCCAACTGCATATCAGTATTTGTTGTAAAACCTTGTATACCTATGCTTGTTAATTCTATAGCTTCATTTAATTGTAATATAGTTCCTGTTGTTGATGTTTCCCAATAAATATCTATTTTTGATTCAAAAGGAGTGGTTTCATATATACCTAAGACTATATCGTAAGTGCTAGCTGCCATTGGTAAAGAACCTATAGGGTTTGAAATATCTGTTTGAGTTGTTCTAGCTAATAATGGATTTGACTCTGTTTGGTATATTTCTAAATATTTATCTATAGGAGTCGCTATATTAGAAAGCAAATCATTTTGTTCACCTATAGTACTTACTGTATCGGCTATAATACCAGGATTAAATTGAATATTATAACTAGGTGCTGCTGAGACATTAGGTGTTACTCTTCCATATAATTGAACTGCACTTCTAAATTGCTTTTGCTCTGGACCAACTTCTGTTAAATCCCTAGGTACTTTATTTATATTATCATTTAATAATGTAATTAAATTAATAGTATTCACAGGATCACTTATCGTTAGTGAATCAGATGCCTCTTTAGGATAACCATTTAATATACCTGGTAGGTATACATTATAATATTCTTGCTCTTGTTGTTTAACTACTATTTTATAAGAATACCATCCTAATGGATTATATTCATCAACAGTAGGATCTCCATTATATAAACCAGGCCATCCACTTGCTAGATTGTGTGCATTTTTATCTATAGGTTGATTAAATAATACTTTTAAAGAATCACCTATCCACGAGTGTATATCATTGCCTATTGCCGAGGTTGTGCTTTCCACATTGTAAGGAAAATATATAGTATCTCCAACAAAAGAAATTCCCTCGTCACCAGAACCTTGCTTGCTTGCAGATGAAAGAATTGTAGTAGAAGATCTTCCAAATTTATCAGAAAAAACAATACCTACTTGATAATTTCTATTTTGTTTCAAAGTATGCATTGGATATTCTCTTATAGACGTTCTTTCTAATGAAGGCAATACCGGTTGAGAAATAGAACTTACTGAAAAACTATATTTATTAGATGCACCTACATTGTAATTAATAGTACTAGGTGGTGTATGTTTGTTTTGAAAATTACCATAAACAACTCTATTACTTATTAATTCTTGAGTTAAAGCTCTTACTGGTACTTTGTCATAAACTCTTACTAAATCACCTGTAGGTAATGTTTTAAAAGGTTTTGTTCCTTGATAATTATAAGATAATACGTCGTTATAGGTTCCATCTAAATTTTTACCTAATTCTTCAAAACCATTGTTTCCAGACCTAGGTATAGAATCAACAACCTGTACCGCTTGCCTATCGGATTCTTTGTATAATATTTCTATTTCATTTATTTTTAAAGAAGTAGCAATTTGATTAGCTTTCAAGCCAACATTATTTATATCTAAAGGTAGTGGTATTTGTAAAAATATATTATTAACTTTATTTTCCATAAAATTAACAATAGTACTTCTATATGCTTTGTCTTCGTCACCACTTAAAAAATAACCATCTTGTTTAGGTATAAAAGCAGGTTGAGTAAAAGGAGCCATTATAGAAACTTCACCATCTTCATATTTAAATCTATAGCTAAATCTTACGAATTTATCTTCTAAAAAATCAGGATCTCCGTTAAAATTAGGATTATAATTTCTATTTGTAGTAGCACCAGGTGTAGCCGCTACGTGAGTTTCGCCAGGATTCATTTTACTACTAGCATCAATCATGCTGGTAACGTATTGATCTATGTAATCGGTACCCCAAGTTGTTTGATTAAAAAATATAGTGGTACCAGCTGGAATAATTGCATCAACTTTACCCGCTGCAACTGTTATAGTTGTAGGCGTATAACCATCTAATGTGGTTCCAGTAACTAAACCAGCGCTGGCATTTAATGATGTTGTTAATTTAGCACCTAATAATGCTGTATTTAAAACCCCACTAGGCCCTTTTGCGCCTGGGTTTATACCCTTAAATCCATCAGATTTTAAAACTATACTAGTAGCGTTAATAATTGTTTCTGTTTCTGTAATACCACTACCACCATTAGATAGAAAAAGACTGTTATCTTTATAATAAAGCTCTATAGGTTGAAAAGGAGAATATGTTGCTACAGATATTTGATCTTCAGATATATAATATGTTGGTGTTGTTGATGATGATGGAGATCTTTCTAAAGCTCTTAATACATTTATTTTACGTGGTTGGTTTCTATTGTCAGTAAAAAATAATATATCTTCTAATAAGTTAACAGAATTTATAAGAAAATTTTGAGAGAAATTTAAAAAAGCTCCTTCTACTAGTTTAGTTCCTATAGCTGTAACCGTATTATAAACATATATATAGTTGTTAGCTTCTTTTGAATAATTTAAATTTTGAGAATTATAATCAGCAGCATCTAATTCATTATAATCAGTTAAAAATATATAAAGATTATCACTTAAGTTATCCGTATACATTCCTATTGTTTTTAGTTTAGGAATTATTACTTCTACACCACCTACTATTTGTTTTGAAAAATCAATTAATTTAAGGTTTCCTAAAGTATTCTCTAAAGCACCAACATCAGCACCTTCGGATTTACTAACTTGTATATTAACTCCTTCACGATATTCACCATTTGGTAATAACCTGGCATCCAGGTCTTTATTCATTTTGGATTTAATAAACGAATTTTTAACTTCTGCCATTTAATTTAGTATTTTATCCATTTAGATTTACCTCTCATTATTTGAACAAATTCATTAGATTTAATGTTTGATAATCTTATTTTTGCATTTCTTAATTTAGCACTTTTTTCTTTTTTTAATCTTTGTATTATATACTCAGGTTGATTTATTCTGCTAGCCAATATAGCATGCATAACATATGAGTACACGGCTTCTTCTGCTAATTTAGGTATCTGCATCTCTTCATCATAACTAAGACCATCAGATACATATTCTAATATTATTAATTTATCTTTTAAATCACTAGAAAAAGACATTTTTCCTTCTCTATCATTTATAGTAAACCAACCATTTACTTGAGCAAGCTCAGGTTGCATACCAAACCGTTGACCATAACCCATAAGATTACTTCCATACATAGCCCAAAGACCATCAGCTATTAATCTACCTGTTATTTCATCTCTTATAGCTTGAACTGTTGCTGGGTTTTGAGATATCCACCGCTCTTCAGTTAAAGAAGTACCGGTTATATCTGCACCGTTATTATCTTGTGTTGGTATTCCTTCTGAGTCTTGTATAGGTTTTGAATAAGGATTTGAGGTAAGTGTAGTTGGGTATATTATATGTTTAACACCTACATCATCTATCCAAGAAACGTTAACATAGTTAACATAATCTTGTGGTAAAGGAACACTAAGGTTATGAGGTATAGTTAATTCTTGAGAATGAATACTTCTTAAAGTATCATAACTAAATTCTTGTAATGCTCTTTTAGTATGAAATATAACATCTGTTTTTTTAACACTTGATATTAATTTACCAGCACCAACATATGCTACCATAAAATTATTAACAACTTCTTGTACTTGAATATATTGATAACTACCATAATTATCTTGTACAACTTTACCTAAAGCATCTTTATTACCAAAATTACCTCCATTTTCAGTTAATAATTGTATAACTATATAAGTACCAGTAGCTTGTGCAGGTAAAATAAATACGTTATTTATAACGCTAGTTATTATAGTATATTCTGTAAAAGTTCCATTGCCACCAGTTGTACTTCTGTATAGTCTAAAGTTGTTATTATTATATGACTTAGCTGTAGGATCTCCACTTCCAAAAGTTATATCTGTATTAAAATTTGCCGTAAATGTTGTTTGATTATTTGTAGCAATAAATACCTGTGTACCTGCGTAATACTGGGCACTTGTTTCTGTTATTAATCCCCCATTAGGTGTTGCCATAATTTATTAACTTTTTTGATTTATTTCTTCTGTCTCTACTTGTTGAGCTGCAGCTTGAACTATATTTGGATCTCTTATAACAATACCTGCATATATTAATATTTTTAATATTAATTCTGTTTGCTCACAACTATGTAGATCAAATTGAGTAGATCCTGTTGTTGTTGTACTAGGATTATAAACAGCTTCGTTATAAGTATATTGGCCTAAGGTACCTACACTAAATCCCCACCTAGGATCTATAGGTCTTCTTATATAATCTACTTGTATATCTCCAGCACTAACTATGCTAATTGGTTTAACATAAAGATAATTATTTTCATATAAATATACTGGATAAGTAGTTGTTGGTTTAGTTAATAAAGATTTATTTATATGATAAAAATCACTTCTATCAACTCTTTGAAGCTCTGTTGTGTTTTTGTAAACTACACTACCTATTCTATATACTGTTGAGTCTGTATTTGCGTAAGAATCTGTTGTAGGTAATGTCCAATAATTAAGATTACCATTGGTTGTATATATTGCATTACCAAAAGTTTTGAATATAGAAATTCTATCATCAATGCTAACAACTCTATCGGCATAATCTGTATTCGTTTGAGGTATTCTTATTTGTTGATTTAAATCTTCAAAGTATTTTTCAAAAATCTCTAATTGCACTTGTGTACCAATACTATTAAACTCAGTTGGTGTCATATACCCCCTTTGTTCCTTGTTTAATATAAGTAAAACAGTTTGATATACAGTATTTACATTTATAGCCATTTTTTATTTTTATTATAATAAAGGAGGCGCGAAGCCTCCCTTATTAGTATTACATGTTAAGAAAGTTTTTTCTCTATAGATTTAAATATTTCTAAACCTTCATCTGTTTTAAAGAACTGCGCCATAGCAGAATATGGATGTTCGTCAAAAGGTACAGTCATTAGTTTTTTACCGTTAGACGTCCATTTAAATGTTCTTTGATCATCTGCTAAAGTTATTATTTTAGCTTCAATTGCTTTTATAGCAAAGTTTCTTAATTGAACATTATCATCTTTAGCTAAACTTAAGAAGTTTCTTGGTTCTTGTTTAGCAAACACAAGTAAATCTCTTTTGATCTCTTTAGAACTCATCTCTGATACCTTAGATCCCATTTCTACTCTAAGAATTGCTTCAGCTTGATCTATATCAATTGCTCTAGCTGCGTTTAAAGCGTCTATTTCTATTTCTAATTCAAATAAATCATCTTTAGCGTCTTCAACAACATTTAATTCTGTGTATTTTATGTTTTTTAAAGGATGATATAAAGATAATATTTTTTGTAATGGTTGATTTTTTTTAGAAACATTTAAAGTTCCATCTCTAAAAACAATATGACCTAATGTGGCTTCACCTTTTTGCTCATCTTTAAAAGGAGAGTTTTGATTAGTTGCATATCTAATTTCTCTTTGTTCATTAGTTTTTTCATCAAACCACAATAAGGCATGACGAGTAGTATGTCTTCCTGGTATTTTGTAAGTTAAAGGATCATTATTCCCTTTAACATAATATGTTCTATCTTTTATTTCCCAACCATCTTGTTGGGTTATTGTTTTTGTTTTCATGATATAATATAATTAAATAATTAAAAAAATAAAGTAAGAGTGCCCGAAGGCACCCTTATCTTTACACTAATATTAAACTCCTTGGAATAAAACAAAGTTGTTAGCAGCTTGTACAACCAAACATCTTTCAGATAGGAAGTTAACTTCCATAGCATCAAGGTTTGAAGATACAGCACCACCAGCAGAACCAGTTAACCAAGACTTCATACGTCTGTCTTCTGTTTGAGAAGCTCTATATCTAACGTGTAAGAATGGTCGTCTGATGTTTGTTCCTAGAATTTGGTCATAAACTGATGAAGTTCCAGCCGGAACTAAAACACCTTCTATTGAAGATACACCTACTTGAGCACCACGTGTAGATGCGTCATTTAAGTATTTCCAATCAGTTTTATAAAAATCATAAGAACCTCTACGGAAACCACTAAATCCTAGATTTAATGCCATTTCTTCAGAGTTTTCAAATAATCCATAAGCAGTACCTCCCTGTGCTCCGTAAGAAACATTTGAAAGCATGTTGTCAAATTCTAATGAAGTAGATCTATTTAAGAAAAGCATATTTTCTTCAATAGCTCCTTGAGTATCTAGATTCTTAAGGATTTCATCAAAATCATCTAAACCAGCAGCGCCAGCAAATCCTATTTCAACATTACCTCTTTGTTGGATAGCAGCAAACATACCTTGTGTACCTTTGAAACCAGCTGCATTTGCAGATCCAGCACCAAGAGCAGGGGCTAATTCACCTTCAACACATACCATTTCTAAGTAATCTTCAAAACGTAATCTTGTTTCAGATTCAGCTTTTAAGTACCATAAATAACCTGTTGTTCCATCTTCTGTAGCAACTTCAACCCAACCAATTTGAGCCATATCTGATCCGTTTATTGTGTAAACGTTTCTGATAATAACTGGTGAGTTAGCAAATTGAGTAAAAGAAGGTGTAACTGTTATTTGTGGTTGTAAAGCAGTGGCATTAGCTAAAGCTCCAGCACCTGCATTAGAAGTAGCAGCACCTTTAACAAATTCTGAACCGTAAACAAATATTTTTACTGTAGCACCTAAACCACCTGTTGTTTGAGCAGTATAAGGAGCGACTGTTAAAATACAGTTACCACCAGCACCCGCAACACCATTAGTAGCTGTTACAATAGCTTTTATCTCATTACCAGCATTATCCATTGCAACTACTGTTTGACCAGGTCCTATAACACATTGCTGTGGAAGTGGAGCTGCACCTACAGCGATAGTAAAAGTAGATACACCAGCATTAACCGCGTTACCTACATTAGTGTAAGCTATGTGTAATCTGTTTTGTTCTGACCAAATTACTTGATCTGAAGTCATTGGCATTTCTGCCCCTACCATACGTAAGAATCCTGATAACGTTCTGTTTCCATAACGCTCAACTTCTTGTTCGTATACTTCTGGTAAGTATTGTTGTATAAAGTCATTTGCACCCCCATTAAATGCGAGGTATGCATTTGGTAAGAGTTGCTGCGTAGGTGCAGGAACTATCGAACCAAACTGTGGTATTAAAGCCATAATTTATTGTTTTTTAATTAAATGTTTTTTTCTTTATTTTTAATGATGTAGAATCTTGGCCACTAATTGCTTTTACTTTAAATCCGTTAACAAAAACTTCACCTGATGCTGTTTTTCTAGCTTCAGTACTTATGTTTTTGGATTTTGCTATAGTATCTTTAATCGCATCGGTTTTACCTTGTTCATAAAAATGCTGAGCAATAGTATCAGCGTTCCTAGCCGCATACATAGCTTTATGATAGCCTTTAGTATCTATAACATCACCTTTTTTATTTAAGAACGTCTTAACTATTTTAGTAATATCTGACTGTTGTTCGGCTACTTGTGCAGGATCTTTTACTCCATACCTAAATTTTTTATCTCCTAATTTAAAATCAAAACCTTTGAAATCATCATTTAATAGATCTTTGGTACTTTGTTTAAAGTTCTCATGCTTTGCTGCATTTGCTTTTTCATCTTCGTTGTATCGGTTGAAAAAGTCAGTAGCTTTTTTTTGCTCTTGGGTTACGCCTGGCCTCAACTTGATTTCATCGTAATATTTACCCTTAAGATCTTCTAAAAAACCTTTGGCTTTTGCAACTTCTTCTTTATAAGCAAGTTTTTTCTTTCGTACTTCTCTTGCTTCTTCTAATTCCTCATCAAATGAAAAAGAATCTTCAATAATAAAGTTTCTTTCATCATGGTCTAGGTGAGGTCTAGCTTTTTTGTAATATTCATGTAATAATGTTTTATCATTAACATTGCTGTAGTCAGCATTTAAACGGGTGTAATCTTCAATAGTTCCACCTGTTTCTTCCATGAAATCGATTAATTTTTCTATATTGTCAGGTAGTTTTTGTGTTTCAACTTCCTTTGATATTTCTTTTTGTTCTGATGCGGTTGTGGTAGTTTCATCGCTTCCTGCCACTCTATTCTTGTCAATATTATCTTCTTCATCATCTATTAATTGTAAAGGAGATTCTACTTCTTGCTTTTCAGCAACATTTTCATCGGACTCGATCCGTACTTTGTGGTCCACTTCCGCGCTAACTTCGGTAGGTTTGACCACATCCACTTTCTTTGTTTCTCCGACTTGAATGGCATCTTCTTTTTGTTTTATAAGTTGTTCATTTTTATTAACAGCACTTAAGTCTAGTTTTGTTATTTTAGGTTCTGATAAATCACCTAAGTTTTTCATTTTTTTTGCAGACTTTACTTTAAACGTACCTTCTTGTTGTTCTGTAGTGTTTTCTTTTATTTTCACTTCAGGCTCTTTTACTTCTATTTTTTTTGTTGACATAATATGATAATATAAAATTAATAATAAACTATTAAGAACTAAATTGCTCTAAACCAGATTCATTAAGTGGTCCACTGCCAGATTCAAAATCAGTAGGTAGTAAATCACTTTGTCTTTGCTCAATCATTTTACTTTGTTGAGTAGCTTGAATTTGTGTTCTTTTATCTTTTCGATCTTCTATTTCAGCTTCTCTACCTGTTTGACGTTGAGCTTCCATTTTAGCAAGTTGTAAATTGTATTGAAATTCTTCAGCTAATATTTGTTTTTTAATTTCAGCCTCTTGCTCCATCCTTTGTATTTCAAATTGAGATTTCGCTTGTTCAATTTGTATTTCTGTTTGAGCTAATGCTTGGTTTTTTTGAACCTCAGATAAAGCAGCTTTTTCAGCAGATTCAGCATTGGCCTGTGCTTGAGCTTGTATGTTTTCTAATTGTTCAGCTCTTGCTTTTTCTTGTTTTTGTTTTTGTTTAGACTTAAGTAATTGATTAGCTAATTTTAAATTACTTATCTCTCTTATATCTATTGCATCTTCTAATCCAATATTACCTGATTGAAGAGCTATTTGTATACTTTTTTCTAATTGTGCTTTTTCTTCTTCATCAGGCTCTAACTCTAAAAATATACCAAAATCATGCATGTGTAAAGATTCTAATTCAGCAAGTGCTCCTACATTAAATGTATTTATACTTTTCATTAGAGAGTCTTTAGTTAAAGGATATCTTAACATATCAGCCGCTCTTAAACTTATGTTTTCACAAACTCTAACAGTCATATACATTAAAGATTGAAGTATATGTCTAGTAGCAGTATTAGAACTAGCTGCCGCTAATTTTTGTAAACCAACTAAAGCATTTTTATCTGGAGTACTTCCATCTCTAGCTTCATTTAATCCTGTTACGTCTCTTATCATTTGTAAATAATACTGATAAGTTTGTATCATTGCTTGTATTTTAGATATACCTGAAGAGCTTTGTAATTCTTGAACAGGTATTTTACCTCTATTTGCATCACCATCCTGTGTTAAAGATCTACCTACTATACTACCTGTTTGAAAATACATGTTAAGTGCTTCTTGAGGATTATAGTTTGTGCCATTGCCAAGATCTACTTCAGCTAAGCCATCTACGTCTAAGTAAACTCCATCAGGAACTATTCGAGCTAATACTTGTTGTAATTTTAAGTGTGTTATTTGAATCATATCAGCAAAACTAACAGTCTTACTTACTATGGATTCTATTCTTCCTTGATACATTCTAGGAGAAGTTATTATATAATTCATGTTAACTTTAGTAGTATCGGCTTGAGGTCTAGTCATATTTTCTGACAATTCCCATTTTAACATATTATCTCCTAAACCTAAAACTTTAGCACCAGTATATAAAACTTCTATGGACCTAGAAACTCTTTCAAAATTATCGCTAGGTGGAGGATTAAAAGTATCAGGTTTTTCTAATATTTTTTCTAAACCTTGTTCTGTTCTTTTTATTTTAAAAACTTGATCGTGATAAGTTTTATATTCAAAAAACAAAACTTGAACTAAATCTTGTTGATTTTGTCCCCACCAAGTATTAGTATAAGAATTTCTACCTGGATATTTTTGTATATTTTCTAATTCTTTATCAGTTATGTCGGGAAATTGTCTTTTTAATTCTGACAAAGACATATTTTTAACTTCACCTACATAATATATATCTTCAAAATTAGGATCATCTGTGTAAGACCAAACTAAATGTGCTGGATTAACATACTCTACTGTTATTCCTTCCGATAAATTAAAGTTTGTTTTAACCGCACTTATACCTAACACCGTTAAATCATAAGCAAGTTGTTTTTTAGTTTCATCAAACTTATTATAATTTAAAACATTATTTATTATTTCTTCTTCTGCTATTTCAATACTTTGTTTATAACTAAGTTGCATAAAAAGATCTAACTCTTCTGGGTCATCTGGTAATATATCAGGATTAGCTGATGCATAAAAACTTCTTCCTGTTAATTGTGTTAATTCTGCTATTGTTTCTTTTTCTTTAATATCTCTTAAAGCATTAGTAGCATAATCTGTTCTTATTTTTATACCATAAGGATCACTTGCAAAAGATTTTATTTCATATCCTTTTTCAGTCATACCATTAACAACTATATCTACAAACTTAGATAATACAGGGACAGGTGTCCAGTCTAAATTAAGATAAGATAAATCACCGTTTATAGCTAATTCATCTTTATATTTTTGTACAGGCTGTTCACCTCTTGCATATAATCTTAATCTATTAAAGTTTTGAAAATTATTAATAAATCTATTTTGACCGCTACTGTTTCTAAACCATTCATGCTCAATAGCTTGAGCAACGGCTAAACCATATTCCCAAGAACTTTTCTCTTCTTCAGGTACCACCTGATCTGGAAAACTGCTGTTGTAGTTAATGTTAATCATTTATTTTGATTATTTTTGAATTTACTCCTTCATTATTATATTTTTTCAAACCTAAAGGAACAGATGTTATTGTCTTTTTTGCGTTAGGTGCATATCTATTTTTATTACAAGCCATTATTGCTAAACCTGAACTAATTGATGCATCGTGCTTTGTTCTATTATTAATATTAAACCTAGCCCAATCATCAAGTGTTTGTTGAAAATACATATCTCCATAACCATCTTCAAGTAATCCAACAAAATTTTCTATATAATCTTCTATTGCTGCGGCGTGTGCTTGCTTTATATCTTCACTTGAATTAGGTATACCACCTATTTCTCTTTCAGTAATAGATAATTTGTTATAGATTTTGTCAGGTCTATTCATAGAATATCCCCTGTATCCTCTTCTTTTTAAGTAATATAATAATCTTGGTTTGTTATTTTCTGCTAATATTGGCATTCCATAAAACACCAAAGCCATTAACACATCTTCAAAAAATATTTCAGCTGTTTGTGGTCTTGCTATATATTCTAAAAAAAAACTATTAATAGGAACGTCTTCCATTGAAAACTTAGTTAGACCGTGTAAAGAACCTTTTGATCCTCTACCATCTACTGTTCCGGAAATATCGTAAGAGTCACAACCAAAAGCACCAGTGTGATCATTACCTGGATATCTAATCCCATTTTTAATTAAATATTTATTTTGTAATTGAATTGGTGGAATCCATGATATCATAAATCTACCATTTTTATTAGGAAAAAAAACTACTCTAGTGTCTTTAACACCATTTTCCCATTGAAAACTACCTTGTGTAACTATATTTGTATTTCTTAGATCTTCGTTATAATCTATCTGTTCGTATATTTTAGTTAGATTAAATAAAGATTGTTTTGCTTCATCTCTAAAAGCGTGTTTTTCAGTTCTTGGAAATTGTCTATAGAATTCATTTAAACTGTCTTGGTCTTCTTTTAATCCATCAACTTCGTTTTCCCAATGCGAGATAACTCCGATCTGAATCTTGGATCCATCAATGCCTTTGACGGGTTTTTTCGGAGTGTCGAATACAGGAAATCCATAAGCGTCGATGTATCCTTCGTAATTCCATTCCATAGGTATGAACAGACTATATAATCCTGAGTTAGTCTGACCATTGCGGTTTCTTTTTGTAACATCTGATGCATCATATAGCTTTTTAAAATTAGATCCTCCTTTATCAAGTGCATTTGATGTTGAACCCATCATACACCTACCTATTATTCTACTACCTAATCTTAATGTTGTTTTCGTGACCCTCCAGTTGTTGAGGATATTATCCGGCCTTTCCCATTTGCCCGATTCGTCGTGGGCAAGGATCTTAAGTTTCTCACCGTCGTACGAGTTATCACCGGTGTTCTTCCAATCGATCGTCGTGTCGAGCCCGACAAGGTCCTCGGGACGTTCGTTCGAATCAAGTTTACGCCTCGTGAGTTTCGAGGCAGGGATTCTATATGCGAGTTCGGTTTTCGGACGGTCCATACCGTCTTGGATCGGTTTGAAAAAGAAGGGGTAATTAACCGAGATCGGTACCACCTTGTCTGTAAACATCTTCTTTGCATCCGCTCCAGTCTTTGATAATATCCCATATCTGGAATCCGAAGAGATGGTTGCCTGGTGTACAAGTTCTGAAGATGCCATGAATGAAAATCCAGAACGTCTGTTCTTAAGGTAACACAGTCCGTAACATCTGGTATCCAATTTACAAGCCTCCCAGAATATAAAGAATATTCGGTTGGATTCTCGAAAGTCTGGTTGCCCAACATCAATTTTAGTCCACTGCAAGTACATGTAATGAGAACCAGTAATATAATTAGGAGTGCCTTTATTATAGAACCAAAATCCTTCATCACGCTTTTTAAATTCTCCATCAATGTAATCATACCATTTGTCTTTAAAAACGGAAGGATAATTATTCCAATCAAAAACTGTTTTAATTTTAGACAATTCTTTTGGATAAGTATGTGACTCCCAGTATTGTTCATCTTTTTTTCCAGATCTTTTGTATGGTTGCTTTTCTAAAGGAAGAGCAATCTTAAGACCTTGTATTTCATATATTTCACCTATTTGACCAGTCTTACTAATAACAATAACATCGTGTTCCTCGTTATAACCTGTTTTCCACTTATTGTATCTGTTATTTCTTTTAAGTATATTAGGTTTAATATGATCTGATAGTATTTTATATAAAGTTTGTTTATACATTATCTAGATCTTCCTTCTGCAAACCCTTTAAAACTTGCGCCTTTATCATCTTTAGATACTTCTTTCAACATACTTTCTTCTTCTTCTATACGCGTTAGTATTTCAAAAGCATCAAATATTGCTAATTTTTTAGTTGCTGCTGCATTTTTTAATCTATCAGCAGATAGATCATCCTCAGAATCTACTATTTTTTCTTTAGCAACTTTTATTAATTCTTCAACTGCTTTTTGCCCAGCTTGGATTATATTCAGTTTCGTTTCTTTGGTGTTCATATTTAATTGTGATATCATTTGATTGCATACAGTATAAAACTTCATTGTCAATAACAAATTCAAATTCTCTGTTTGGTTTAAAACCAATCAAGTCTCCAGGGTTTATTTCTAGCGCTTCTAAGACGTTATTGCCATATTTTAATATACCAATTTGTTTTTTTAGTTTAGTGGTCTTATTTTTGTTGTTTTCCATAATAGGTTTAACAAAACAAAAATCTATATTTGTTTTCCAGGATTCTTTGTTTTTATATAAATACAATTGATCAGGTGACGCAAAATACATATCTTCTTTAAAAAACTTAGAACCATTAACAGACTTTCCTTTCATGTTATAATACCTTCTAAATAAATTATGATGTACAACAACCGTGTCTCCTTTTTGTATTTTTGTTTTTAAACCTAATGGAATACTAATAACTTTAGCCATTCTATTAACAAATTTATGATCTGAAATACTAGAGTTTACAATTAACTCTTTTTTATTAACAATTTTTTTATTATTATATTTATCACCTATTGGTTTAATTATAAATTGATAAAGACTGTTCATTAGTATTCTAGATCATATTCTACAGATATTGCCATATTAGAATTAAATTTTTTCCAAGGCAATACTTCGTCTAATTTTTTAATATAAATATTATAAGAAGACTCTTCTTCATCATATAGTATATGAGATATGGTATGACCGCCATACACTTGTTGCGCAATAGCATAGTGCATGGCATCATTTTTATAATCAGATCCTATACTGATTTTTCTTATAATTTTACTACTCACTTTTCTTTTCTATAGGAGTACAAATTCCAGTTTCTAAGTTAATGTTAACTGCACCATATTCTTTTTCTAACTCAGCTTTAAAATCTTCTATTTCTTGTATAGACGCAGCATACTTATGATTTAATGTATGTTTTTGTGTATCTAAAAAACCTATATCTTTTAATAATTGAGTTATTTCTTCTTGTTGTTTTCTTACTTTAGTCAATTGATCTTCTGATAATTGAACCTTAGCCTCTTCAACTTTTGATTCTACTTTTTTCATTTAATTTAATTTAAGTTAATTTATAGTAACTAATAAAGGGCTACTAGTCCTGTTGCTGTAACTACACCATCGGTGTATACTTTTTTAATTTGCATGCCAAGTATTCCAGTTGAAACAGTCATTGTAACAGGGTTATCTGTTAACGACCCAGCTAATTCTACTTTAATTGTTCCTGCAACACCTATAAATAAATCAAAACTATCTGATCCTGATAAATGATCTGCCGTATATATAGATGGGGTTGTTGCCGCTGCACCATCACCACTTTGAGGTATTTGTAATTCAGCAGCTGTAAGTGTTACAGTAACAGAACCTGCTACAGCTGGTGTCTGTGTACCAAAAGCTGAATTTAAACAAGCGGTATCAAATATTATAGTTTGATTTGCTGTACCTATATTAGGTCCTACCCCTGGATTAACAGGTGCGTTTGTTGCAGCACCTAAAAAAACACCATCAGGTCTTGTTTGAACTGGGGTTATAGAATTAACAGTCCCAGTACCATCTGTTGTTAAAGTGTAAGCTACACCAGTAGCTCCATTTTGAACACCAGTGCCTATACCTCTAGTACTTGGTCTTGCTGAACCTAAAAATGTCCCACCACCTGCTCCTATTGACGGATAAGCTACGGCTGTTGAATTTATTGGCAAATTTGCAGAAGTGTTTGCACCACCAGCATATCTAGCACCTGCAATAACACTGTTTGCTAATGTTGCTGCTACTTGTATATTTACTGCGTTTGTTATTTCTTGATAGTTATACATATTTATTTATCTTTTCCTTTTATTTTTTCATAAGTTCTTAAACCTCCTAATCCCAGCATGCCTAGTAACACGGTCATTAAATGATCCATTTGTAAAGCTGGTGGAGTTTCTGTGGTTTTTGTTATCCATATAAATAAGTCTCTTATGACAAAGTTATAAGCTAATGCTACTCCACATATCCAACCAATAAATGGTCTCCATCCGGCAACAAATAATGTACGATGCTGAGCTTCAACTGCATTGATTTTTGTTTGTAATTCTATTAATTTTTCAGGATCTAACTCCTTACCTTTTATTGCTTCTCTTATATCCCAAGCTAAATTTCCAGCAACAGATTTATTTCCATTACCTTTACCTAAAAGACCTAGTAGTAATTTAAACATTAACTATCTTCTTCTTTTT